GAAGCCCTCCTAGTATGATGGAACGGCTCGGTTTGACCGATCCGCTATCCATTGCCTGGGAGCTCGTACCATTTAGCTTCGTGCTAGATTGGTTCGGGCCTATTGGTGATTATCTTGCTGATTTGCACGCTATAAACGTTTTACCTGTGGTAAAATGTATACAGACGTTCAGTAGCAAACAGGTCGCCAATATCAGTGTCGACACCTCTCACAAGTTTTTCGGTGCGTATCCGGTTACTATGCCGGCTACTACTTCCGTAATTCTTGTGTCAGGTACACGCACGATCTACCCAAGTCTGCCCTCCGCTTGGTTGGCGTCGGCTCAAGTTCCGCGGAAAATATCCAACGACTATGAACCTAGCCTCAAGCGTATAGCGGATGCAAGTGCACTGGTGCAACAGAATCTAAAGAAACTGTTGCGTTGAGCGCGTGAGCGCGAAACCTGATGCCGTGGCGTTCCCGCCAGGACATCTCCACTTAACTTACCTGAGGTAAAGAAAATGGCGGCTATCGCTCCCATTGTAATCAACGACGGTCAGTCAACTCCGGTTGCCCATACTTACAACCCCGTGCAAACTGGGGAAGTAGCTATCTACAAACGGAACGGCGATACTGCCGTTCCGGCTGTGGGGTTTGAGACTCTGAAACTCAGTCTCAAGCAGGCTCCGAATACTTCTGACGGCGTTAACCGTGCTAAGATTACAATTAGCATCCCGGTCCTCGAAACCCCGAGTGGTGGTACACCCTCAGGCTACGTGGCGCCACCTCGTGTTGCGTTCTTTGAAGCCGTAAACATCGAGTTCCTCCTCCCGAATCGCGGCACTGCCGTTCAACGGAAGGACCTGCGCGTCTTGAGCATGAACGCCTTGGCTAACGCCCAGGTTATCTCGCTCATTGAAGCGCTGGAAGGCCCGTATTAACACCACGGGCGACTCGTAGAGGTCGATTGACCTCATCGGCTCCAACAACACAAGGAAGCTAAAATGTCGTCTACGACGTATTTTGATACTCCCTTCTCTTTCGAGAAAAGTATCCACGTGCTTGATGAGTTATGCCACCGACTCACTGGAGATCAGAGCAATGACTTGGTCAATCATCTACGCGATAGGGATTGGGCTTACCTGGCTGGCTACAAACCAGCTGGGGATCCCACTGTGTCAACTGCTGTTCAATACATGCAGTTAGCACAGATCGGCGCGTTCTTTTCGAAGAACGCGTCGCTCCCTTTGAACGTAGATACCAAGGCTGTCGCCCTCCAGAAGTTTGTCGAGTCCGAATCAAAATGTGAGGCCACAAACATGGCGTTCAGAAACCGCTCGCTTCCCTTTTCTCAAGGGGGTCGCGACGCTTCTCTGATTTTCAGAGTTCAGCGAAAAATAGCCGGTATTCTGGGTCCTCTTCCGAGGCTCACTGATCTTGATTTTGGTTTCGGCCCAGGGGCGAACGTGGGACTGAGTAGATTTACATCTGTGCGACGGAAAACCTCCGCCGCTCCCACGTGTTCAGCTGGTGCCTGGAAATACCTTTCGGTACTACAGGAGTGCTTCCCTTTCTGGCAGGAATTGCGAAATGCAGTTCCATGCGATTACGGCAAGTACGCATCAGTTCCAAAGAACGCCTCTACGGATCGTAGTATCCTCGTAGAGCCTTTAATCAACTCCTTCCTACAAGCTGGAGTTGGTGCCTGTATCCGCGAACGATTGAAGCGCGTGGGTGTAAACCTACGCGACCAAACGATCAACCAGGAACGCGCCCGAAAGGGAAGCCTAACTGGGGATATAGCGACACTTGATTTAAAGGCGGCGTCAGACACAATCTCTCGCGAGGTTGTGGCAGAGCTGCTTCCGATAGATTGGTGGCTCCTTTGTGAAGACCTTCGCTCAAAATTCGCGCTAATGCCGGACGGTCGCAAGATCGTCCTGCAGAAATTTAGCTCGATGGGCAATGGCTTCACGTTTGAACTGGAGTCACTGATCTTTTATGCGATTTGTTCCGTGCTCAGTGATGAGCGCGTTACAATCTATGGTGACGATATAACATGTGCGTCGAAAGACGTTCATGTCATCATAGCCGGCCTTGAACATTTCGGCTTCTCAGTAAATCTTGAGAAGTCGTTCTGGGAAGGGCCGTTTCGCGAAAGTTGCGGAAGCGACTTCTTTGAAGGGTGTATGGTACGACCAGTGTTTGTGAAGGGCCTTTTATCCGTAAAAGAGCTCTTTCGCCTACACAACTTCTTTGTTAGAAATCACGAAGAAGGGTTGGCCGAGGTTTGTCTAAGAC